ACCGCCGACACTGGGCAAATGCAGACGCCCTTGACGCCGTGCGAGCCAACAATGCCGCCGTGCGGGCTCGCCTTCGCCGGAATAGTCGATACGAGATTGCAAACAACTGCTATGCTCGCGGCATTTCTCTCACGCTCGCAAACGACCTGGTCGGCGCAGGCCCGCAACTGCAAATGTTGCTGGACGACTCCGATCTCAATGACCGCATCGAGCACGAGTTTACCGCATGGTCGAAACAAATCGACTTGGCCGGCAAACTGCGCACCATGCGCATCGCTAAAATACAGGATGGCGAGGCGTTCGCCATGCTGATTAGCAATCCGGCGTTGTGGCCAGTAACCCTGGATATTCGGCTCATCGAAGCCGACCAGGTGGATACGCCATCGGGCCAGGATGGTAGATATGTCGAGGGGATTCGATATGATAATTATGGCAATCCGGCAGCGTATGCCCTGCTGAAGTCGCATCCTGGCGGGCTACGATTCGATACAGGCTTCGACGAAGTGCCCCAGTCACACATGCTGCATTGGTATCGCGTAGATCGTCCGGGCCAGATTCGCGGCGTACCCGAAATTACCCCAGCATTGCCGCTGTTTGCACATCTGCGGCGGTACACGCTGTCTGTCGTGGTGGCTGCCGAACTTGCCGCCGAGTGGACGTTATTTATGACTACTAACTCCCCGCCAAACGGGGAGGCAGCTGCGATGCCGAACGATTTCGAAGAGATCGAGTTCGAGCGCGGGCTGATGACAAATCTGCCGGAGGGGTGGGCACCATACCAATTGGAGCCGAAACAGCCAACAACCACTTATGCCGAGTTCAAAAGCGAGATTCTAAACGAAATCGCCCGCTGCCTGAACCTGCCATACAACATCGCCGCCTGCAATTCGAGCGGATACAACTACGCATCAGGACGTTTGGATCATCAGACGTATTTCAGGAGCATCGCCGTTGAGCAGGCGCACCTGGAGGAGCGGGTACTCGACAGGGTACTGAGAGAATGGCTCGATGAGGCGTCGAAAGAATTTAACTGGTCGTTGGAAAACGCACCACATCAATGGTTTTGGACGGGGCGCGATCATGTCGATCCGGCCAAAGAAGCTAATGCTCAGGCGACGCGCCTGACCAACAACACAACGACTCTGGCGACCGAGTACGCCCGCCAGGGTAAGGACTGGGAAACCGAGCTGCGCCAGCGGGCAAAAGAACTTGCGATGATGAAGTCGCTCGGTATTCCAACAGGCGAAAACCCCCAACAAGAGCGAGAAGAGGATGAAGAAAATGTGGCGAAAAAAGACGAAGCCGACTGACGCACAAAGCAACATGAAAATCGAAGGCGAAGCGTCCATCGTAGCACAGGCCAGTGCCGATGGCGAAGCGCCCAAACAGCCGACCTTTGTTATCAAAGCTTACAACGGCGGGCTGCTGAATTTGTCCGGTTTTTACCGGCCTGTTGTGATCGACCTCAAGACACTGCGCGCTGGGCGGGTGACTGTTCTGCGCGATCATGACTCGCGGCAGATTGTCGGACAAGGCGAAGCGGAAATCGCCGAAAGAACAATCACCGTGACCGGAAAAATCACGGGCGACCATACAGACAAGGACGACCCCGCACATGGCGTTGTCGCCCACAGCAAAAACGGGTTCGTTTGGGCGGCGTCCGTCGGCGTGATGCCAGGGCGGCTGGAGCTTGTCGAATCGGGCCAAAAAGTAACAGTGAATGGTCAGTCGTTTAACGGGCCGATTCTTGTCGCCCGCAATGGACGCCTGGGAGAAGTTTCGTTCGTCGGCATGGGTGCTGACGAGTCGGCAAACGCAAAAGTAGCGGCAAACGCTGCCAATACAGGAGACATGGAAATGAAATTTGAAGCATGGCTGCAAGCAATGGGCTTGGCGCTCGCCGACCTGTCAGAAGACCAGGTCGAGAAGCTCCAGGCAAAGTACAAAACAGAAACAACCGAGGAGGCGCAGCCGATTGTCGCCGAACAGGGCGAAGACCCCATCGAGAAGCGGCGAGTGGAAGCGGCTGCCGAGGAAACTCGAATCGCCAGCATCCAAAAGCTGTGCGGGAACGAGCACAGCGAGATATGCGCACAGGCCATCCGCGACGGATGGACCACGGAAAAGACGGAGCTGGAGGTTATCAAAGCCAGCAGACCCCAAGCGCCGAACGTGCATAGCAGTCAGCCGGTCGATGCACAGCCGCTCGTAATCGAGGCGGCACTGTGCATGACGGCAGGACTCCGAGAAGTTGAAAAGCAGTACCCCGAAAAGGTGCTGCAAGCGGCTCACACAGGATTCCGTAATTACGGCATCCAGCAGTTGCTCTTGGCAGCGGCTGCCGACGCCGGATATGCGGTTCGAGCCGGCGAGCGGATTCACAAAGGCAACATTCGCCAGATTCTCACGGCAGCGTTCAGCACTATCGACGTTGGGGGCATTCTGAGTAACGTCGCCAACAAGTTCCTGCTCCAGTCGTTTAACTACGTCGAATCGGCATGGCGGCAAATCGCCCGTGTGGGATCAGTGAGCGACTTCAAGACCATCACGTCCTACCGTTTGGTAGGCGGCGGCGGGTACCAGAAAGTCGGCGCGGATGGCGAAATCAAGCACGGGCAGTTGGGCGAGGAAAGCTACAGCAACAAGGCCGAGACCTATGCGGAAATGCTGGCGTTGACGCGCAACGACATCATCAACGACGACATGAGTGCTCTGACAACGGGTGCTGTGTCGAAGCTCGGACGCGATGCCGCGCTGAAACTCAACGAAGTGTTCTGGACTGAGTTCATGGACAACGCTGCGTTTTTCCACAATGGCAACTTCGGCAACGTCGTGACCGATGCAGCACTGAGCATCGCCGGACTGAGCAAGGCTGTGAAGGCGTTCTACAAGTTGAAGGACGGCCCGTCGGGCAAGCCGACCACAGGCAATTTCATCGGCTCGACGCCGGCGAAGCTGCTCGTGCCCGTTGATTTGGAAATCGAAGCCGGCCTGCTGTATTCGGCGGCGATGGTCAACGAGGCGGCAACGGCAGACAAGCCGGCACCGGCTGACAACCCGCATCGCGGCAAATATCAGCCCGTGGCATCGCGGTATCTGTCCGATCCGAACATCACCGGGCACAGCACGAGCACGTATTATTTGCTGGCCGATCCTCGCGACCTGGCGGCAATCGAAGTGGTGTTCCTGGATGGCCAGGAAGTTCCCACCGTCGAAACGGCGGATGTCGATTTCAATCGGCTCGGCATCCAGATTCGCGGGTACCACGATTTCGGCGTGAACAAACAGGACCAGAAGGCCGGCGTAAAGGTTACGGCCTAAATCGCAACAATGTTCCAGTGCGTCCGGTAGCGGGCGCACTGGAATAAACAACAGGAGAGAATATCATGAATTTCACAGCAACTTTCGTACATGACGGCGATACCATCGACTACACGCCCGACGCTGACGTGTCCGCCGGTGACGTGGTCGTGCAGAACGATCTGATCGGCATCGCCAAACGGGACATCGCTGCTAATACTCTTGGCGCGCTGGCGGTGACTGGCGTGTTCGATCTGCCCAAGGCGACCGGGTCCAGCGCGGCGATTGCCGCCGGCGCAAAGTTGTACTGGGATGCCGACGAAGAAGTCGCCACCACCACGGAAAGCAGCAATAAATACCTGGGCAAGTCCATTTCGGCGGCTGACGACGGTGACGAAACGGTTCGGGTGCGGCTGGATCAGTGATTCCACAAATCATCCATTTCGTTTGGCTGTCGGATTCGCCTCCCATGCCTGATTGGGCCCGCCGGAATATAGATATGTTCCGGCGGCTCAATCCGGACCACGACATCATTGTTCATGATGAATCCGCGCTCCTGGACTGCTACAAGCAGGCGTATCAGGAGATCGAGGAGTTCTGCTCCCGATCCGATCTGGTGCGATACAGCGTCCTGGAGCGTTATGGCGGCTGGTATTTCGACACCGATTATCTGCCGTGTCGCCCGGTGGCTGACGCCGAGCGTGCATGGAACCTCGACGGCAGTCGCCTGTTTTGCACTGAAGCATGGGCTGATAAATCAAACCCAGGATGGATCGCCAACGGTACTTTGGCGTGCGGAGTGGATTGCAAAGCATGGGACGCGGTGCGAAATGAAGTGCTCAACGCGCCAGACAGATCACGGATGGCGTTTGGCCCGCTGGCGCTTCGAAGGGCCATCGAACGGAACCCGGGCATGTTTGTCGTCGGGGGGGTTCAGTGGTTTCATGGCATCAAGCACCCATGGTCCACCATGCTCTACGACCAGGTGGCCAAGACCGGCTCCACGGAGTGCATACGCACCGTCGCTGCCCGGCACACGGGTGGTCAGTTGCCATACGCCATGCATCTATGGGCATGGAAACACGGTCAGAACATCGGCTCAAAACAATCTCGCACTGCCTTGGTGTTGTCACACACAAAGCCTGACGCCGGTGGCGTCTGGGACGCAGTGTCACAAGGGCTTCGTGGATGCGGGTTTGAAGTAACAGTCATGCAATGCCCCCAAAGCACACCGACCGCCATCGAACGAGCCGGGTTCATCCCCGACGTGGCCGTCTGCTG